TTAATTTCCGAAAAGGAATATGAAAAGACTGTTGCTGAGGAATTTAAGGCAAAGAACGGTGTTCTGAGTTATCAGAAGTATGATGAACTGAAAGTGCCTCGTAGAGCAACGCAGGGCAGTGCTGGTTATGATTTCGTTTCTCCCATTTCCTTTAAGCTGAAGGCGGGACAGACAATCAAGGTTCCCACTTGCATCAAGTGTAGTTTGAGTCGTGGCAATGTTCTTATGCTGTTCCCTCGTAGCAGCTATGGATTTAAGTATCGTATGCAACTCGACAATACTGTTGGTGTTGTTGATCAGGACTATTACAATAATGAATCCAATGAAGGCCATATCTTTATCAAGATCACAAACGATAGTAAGAGTGATAAGGTTCTGACCGTCAATAAGGGCGATGCTTTTGCTCAAGGAATTATCATGCCTTTTGTCATTACTGATGACGATGATGTAACTGCCCTCCGAACTGGTGGAATTGGTTCTACATCAAAGAGTTAATTGATGTTTTTTACTGAGAAAGGACAGATACGATGATCTGCGTAAGTAACAATACATTCGTAAATATTGATGGAGATGAAATTTACATCAATAATAAAAGAGTTCCTGATTTGCCACATAAATCATCTTCTGTAAACATTACTACGATCAATGATAGAGTGTTTGTTAATGGATATGAATATAAAGATGGAAAATGGAAACGAACTTTAGCCGCTCTATGGCATTTATTCTTTTAATTGTGATTGGAGAATATAGATGAAGTACAGAGTATATGACACAAAAAGAAAGAAGTATGTCACCGACCTTCCATATTGGATATTAAAACCAAATGGAGAACTTGCCGAAAATTTATATGGAGATGAAATTGGTCGTTCTGAATGTATAGTCGAGTTTTCATCAGGTATTCCAGATCAAAATGGTATTGAAATTTATGATGGTGATATTGTAAAAATCAATCCTGATGTTGAAGAAATGTTCCGAGTTAAAAGCGGCAGAGTTTATTACCGTGGAGGCGCATTCTTTGTTGGCAGCGGCGAATCATTCCTTAACTCTATTTTCACATTAGTTGATTTTAAATATGTTTTGCGTGGCTGTGTAATCGGTAACATTCATGATGAATTTTCAGAAGAAATAAAGGAGTGACATTATGCTTGTATGCGAAGATCAGCGCAGAGATATTGAAGTAGTCGAACAATCTGCCGCCACATCGTTTGAAAGCAAACATCGTTTCACAGCAGAAGAGGTCGTGTCGATTGTAGAGCTTTTTAAAAGAAGTACATTCCAATGTCCAATATGCAGAAAAATTATTTTCCCTGATATTGGTATTAATCAAGCAGGAGAACTTTACACAGTTCATGATGAAATTTTTGCATATGGAGCGAGAGGCGCAGTTAAGGAATTTTTGCCAGCAAAGTCATGTAAAGATTGCAAACCTGAGTTTGACAACATGGCAAAGAAACTCAATCAAATACTGTCCAAAGCGGACAATTAATTTATCGCCAAATAACGATAAATACAAGAACAAATTAAAGTATCCGTAAAAATAGGCGATAGGGTATTAAACCTTATCGCCTTTATTCAAAGTGAGGTGAGATAATGGAAAGAATGAAAATTCCATATAATCAAAGACTATGTATTTCAATTGAAGAAGCTGCCGAATATTCGATGATCGGAGAAAATCGTCTACGCAGTATCATTGATAACGATAAATACAAGAAGGAACTGGATTGGGTTTTACATACAGGACAAAGAGTTCGAATTAAAAGACCTTTGTTCGAAAAATGGGTTTTGCAACAAAGCTATTTGTAAAATATGCAAAGTAAGTTTTTAGTAAGTTAATGATTATTTTAAATTTATGCGGTTGACAGAAGATACCGCAATTCGTATAATTAATATGTATGCTTGTATTGCGGTTTCTTTTGTCGGAAAGGATATGCGATGGCTAAAGAACGGCGTGATACGAAAAATCGACTGTTATGGAAAGGAGAATATCAAAACGCTGATGGCAGATATATGTATCGTTACACCGATGCCAAAGGCGTACCAAGATTCGTTTATAGCTGGACTTTAACTCAGTCAGATCGGACACCAAAAGGAAAGCAACCGGGAATTTGCTTGCGAGAACTCGAAAAATCAATCGCAAAAGACTTGCAGGATGAAATTGACACATTCAATGCAAGAAAAACTACGCTGGATGCTTTTTGGGAGGACTATATATCTGACAAAAAAGAGTTGAAGAAAAGCACACGAAGCAACTATAAATATATGTATGACAAGTATGTGCGTGACGAACTTGGTAACAAAAGACTGGTAGACATTAAATATAGCACGATCAAGAAGTTTTACAACTCTCTGCTCGAAAATGGTTTCAAACCAAACAGTATGGAAATCATTCATACGATCCTTCATCCAGTGTTTGCGATTGCAGTGCGTGATGGATATATTCGTCTGAATCCTACTGATGGAGTTATGACTGAGATCAAGAAAAGTCACGATTGGGAGAAACCAAAGCGTCATGCTCTAACCGAGCCGCAGCAGGAAGCATTTGTGAATTTTGTGCGAGAGCATAAGACTTATAATCACTGGCTTCCAATTTTCACTGTGTTGCTTGGCACTGGATGCAGAGTAGGAGAGGTAACAGGACTTCGGTGGGAGGACTGTGATTTTCAGAACAACATCATTGAGATCAATCACAGCTTAATTTACAGACCTGAAGAAGATACTCGAAAGTCTGTATTTCATATTACAACGCCAAAGACAAAATCAGGCATTCGTGAAATACCGATGTTCGCAGCCGTGAAAAAGGCGTTGCTGGAAGAACGATTACGACAAATGCGTGATGGATTCAACCAGACTGTTATTGATGGATATTCTGGATTCATTTTCTCCAACAGATACGGCAGTGTTTTGTCACCCCATAACATCAACAGAGCGATAGAGCGTATCATTAGAGATTACAACATCGAAGAAGCTGAACTGGCAAAGAAACAAAAGAGAGAACCATTGTTGTTGCCGCACTTTTCAGTCCACAATCTAAGGCATACATTCTGCACTCGTTTCTGTGAAAACGAAACGAACTTGAAAGTTATTCAAGAGATTATGGGACACGCTGATATATCGACAACGATGGACATTTACAACGAGGCAACCAGAGAAAAGAAAAAAGAGTCCTTTGCAAACTTAGAGGGAAAGGTCAAGATATGCTAAGGCGTACTAAAAATCGTACTAAAATTGCCGAGCATTTTCTAAGAAAACCTAAGAACTTTTAAGAAATTTCTTTTGCCTACTAAAACAAGAGGTACTAAATATGGGACGAAAAGACTTGAAAACAACAAGATATAGTAATAAAAACTGTCCTTGTCACGAGGGTTTTATAATCCCCACAATGAAACCTTTGAGTGAATAAACCACAAGATATAGGTTCTTACCGCATAGAGAACACTACAAAATGTGCTTTTTCGCAGTATCAATCATTACCTTACTAAAAATTTACTAAAAATGACTTGCAGACAATCGCATACAAGCATAGAGTAACTGAGAGGGGCTGTCCGATTCATTTCGGCGGCTCCTTTCTTGTTGCGTTCAGACAAGCCCACAGAAGCCGCAGAGTAGTTCTAAATACCTTTGGCGGGTAAATCCTTGTCAAGAACAAAACGCCGCCAGAAACGCTTAGAAACGGCTTATAAGGTATCCGTAAAAAATGGGGAGCAGATTTCTCCACTCCCCATCCAGAATAGGTTGCTTTTTCAATTCGCAACCAATTATGGTTGCTGATCTCGACTGGTATATCCACGAATATCTTCAGTAAAAGCATGATCTCTTAAACGCTGTTCATACGACTCTTTAATGATCTGATAATTAATATCAACCTCGCCATTGGTCATTTTGTGTTCCTCAAGATATTTTTCGTACTTGGCATATACCTTGAAAATTCGATTGAATTCCTCTCGTGACACCATGACATTCTCATTGCTGGTCTTTGTAGCAAAATCAATGATACGATCTCTACTGCTTTGAATAAACATTTCCTCAGTTAATTTTGTGTTGTCTTTCAACGCTTGCATAACTTCAGTTAATGCTTCTCTCAATTGCTTGATAGATTCATCATATACTTCTGCTCTATTATTGACCCACTGCATCCAGCCATCACGCTTGGCAATATTGTCTGCTGAATAATGACTATTTACATCATTCAAAAGAACCTGAACATCTTTCAATGTCTGTGCCGCTTCAGCCTTTTCTCTTTTTCTACGAGTAAACCACTTTCGAATTTTGAAAAATTCAGGTACTACTTTTCCCTTAAACTCAAGAAACTCTCCAATGATTTGCATAGAGAAAAAGATAACTACCAAGACCAATGCGATCTTAACAGGAATATTTAAGTATTCAATGTAATTCAACATAAGCCTTATTCACCCGCACTTTCGGTTGCGGGATTAATGACTTTACTAAAATCACAAAGACTGTCGATCATTTCACCGATTGCCTGATAGTCAATATCATAATTGATACTATCAGCAGAAGCCTTCAGCATAGACAAAACCCATTCTTTTCGTTCAGCACCAGATTCGAATTTTGTTTCTGCGGTTTCCATTAGGTTCATAACCATTTTAAGAACCTGATTCCAGTTTCTTTCTTTTACTGCTTTCTGGACATATTCAACCAGTTTAATCACCAGAGGAATAGCCGCAGCCAAACCAGACAAGATTGAAATAATCAGTTTTACCCATTCCATTTCCATGCTCACCCCTCCTTACATTTTTAGATTGCTGGACTTTTATTATCTTCGACAACGCCAAAGTTGTTAGCTTTAGCAGTTGCATATTTAATGCCATCTCCATCTGCACTTGTATTTTCAGTTTCGCTCTTATGTACGATCCTACTAAGAACAATACTGCAAGCTGTACCGATAGGAGTAAATACTACTGTCCAGCACATTAATGCGCCAGTATATCCAGTGACAATACTCCTAAGAGCAAGATAAAAGCCGCCAGCCAAGCCAGCAGCCAAAAACAATAAGATGTAAATCGCCAAACGATTTGTAAACCCCAAGGAGGCAAGATGTTTCAGAATCGCATTTAAGATTTTAGTCAACGGATTTTGTTTCTTCCGCAACCTCCGTCCTTTCTGGCTTGCACGAGCCATATGCGTCACCCCCTATAAAAGATTACGCTTTGCCCATCATCTGTGCAAAACGATAAAGAACAGTAACAAACTGCTCACGAGTTAAGAAATCCTGCCACATACAGTTAGGTTCGCCGTTGATCTCAGTACCGTTACCAGCAATTAAACCAGAACTGGTTGCCCAATTTCTTGCCTCGTTACTGTAAGTACCAGCATCGTTGTCTTGCAAACCCTTACGCATTTCAAGGAATAATTCTTCAAATCTCTTTACATCCATATCATCATCCTCCGTTTCTGAACTTGGTGTGTTAATTCTTTCAATATAAGCAAGTGAAACCCAACCAGCACCAGTGTAGCCCCAGCCGTTTTTTTCTTGCGTAATAGAAACAATTGTGTCTTTTGGATAGGTTATCAAAATATCTCCATTAACAGGATAAGTTCTACAATTCAAACCATCATTTGCTGTAACTCTACCTTGATAGGAAACAGTAATTTCAGATGCAGAATTGCCGCCGATAATAGCCTCTACTTCCTGTCGCAGAGCTACCATGCTCTTACCATGTTTAGGCAACCATTGTCCCATATCTGAGTGGTTAGACCCATATCCTGCACGATAGCTTTCTGCATGATCAGAAATTCCGTTAATGTCATAACCAAATTTCTTAACCAAATACACATTCCATGCCACAAGCATCTTCCACATACGATCAAAATAGACTTGGTTTTTGGCAACATCATAGGCAATCATTGTACCGCCAGCATATGTATGTCCTGCTGGTTCACAAACTTCCCATTGAACTTTTGTATTATTCCAAGAACCTTTACTGCCAGAGCCACAACCCCAAGGACGAGCATCTAAAGGAAGAACGACCAGAATTCGTCCATCTCCTTTATGGAAATCGCCAAGGAGTGCATTAACACCCCAACCAGCAGATGATTTATTCATGATATTGAAAAATACATCAACAGAAGGTTGTGCGCAGCCGACAGAATGATTGACACATCCTTGCGGATTGATCTTTCTGCCAGCCTGATACGCACCGTTAGCTGTTGCGTACTTGACTTCCATATGGGATTCAACCCAAGCAATACATTCACTTACTGTCATTTGCGTTCTCCTTTCGCTGTGGGATTAATCAACATATTCTCTACCCCAATAGGTATCTTCTTTCAGGACAGCATAAAATGATCTGCCTCCGTCTTTACGAAATGCTGGATTAATCGTCTTTGCACAAAAACCAAAATCCCCGTCATCCTCAGCAAGATTTGCTCGACAAAGAGATTTATCGCATTCCGTGTTCTTTTGCGGATCACACTCATAGAACAATACTTTCTCACCTGTATCTGCATCTACGAGATAACCGTTTCGTGCAACAATTTTTTCAATATTCATTCTGCTACCTCATTCTTTCTGCATTTTACATTTGAACAAAACGATGAAGTACAGTCACCATTTGCTCTCTCGTGATAAAATCCTGCCACATATAATTAGGCTCACCATTTTCAAGTGTTCCATTACCAACGATCAAACCATTAGAAATAGCCCAATTTCTTGCCGCAAGACTATATTCGCTACATTTATTGTTTTGCAATGCTTTGCGCAATTCTGCGAACAATTCTGCAAAATCAAAACCGTATTCATTTTGCCGATTTGCAAACAGGTCATAATATCTCTGACCAAATGCACATCGCTTTGATTGAACACTTTCATCTTGATTTGCTGGGCGTTCAAAACGAAACAGAACTTCATTTGATGCCTCAAGAACAGATGTGGCATTGCACAAAGTATTCAAAACGCCAATATATCCTTCTCGCAATTCTTTCATTAAGAAATCGAGTTGCATATTCAAATCGCCAATAGACTTTTCTCTACTTTTCGCAAATGAAAAAAGAGCCTGTTTACGGCTCCAAAAAGTCCATTGTGCAATTCCATAACCAGCAGAATCTTTTATGAAATTCGTATAGATGCCATGATCTACTGCATCTGTATATGAATCATCGCTGTATCCAAGTTTCCGCTCATAAGTCTGTTGAAGATTTTTTGGATTTAAACCAGATTCGGCATAAAGATTGCCCATAAGCCCCGCTGTACCAAAATCATTCAATCCGTGAGATTTGAAATAATTCCAAATCAACTGTTCGTTTGTCATCAAAATCTCACCTCCAAAATAAAGAGAATGGGCTGCTCAAAATCGAGCAACCCATTACTTTTTTCTTATTCAACTAATTCCCAACCATCAGGCCAGTTTAATGGAGAATGAACATTATTATCGCCTTTAGAACGATAAATTTGAATTACAGTGTTTTCTTCATCATCGACAACCTCAACACTGCAACAATCTCCTGTCATATATGGAGATGTAGATAAAGCAATGAAAGGTTTTGCCTTTGCTGGGTCTTGGCTCCACACAAAGCCCCACTGAGCAGGAAGTGTTTCAGGTTCGCCAGTAAACACATCAGAATCGTAATTCTGAAGCAAACGAACAACACGACCTTCACTGGACTTACAAACAAAACCATCTGTCAGACCAGCATGACGCTCAAGCATATTCATTTTCTCTTTAACTGCCAAAAAATCAGGAATGTAATCATCCTGTGCATTCAGTTCGGTATTAGTCATAGTAGCACTTTCAGTCTGAACATCCAATGCTCTCTGTCTGCCGTATCTGCGCATAGTATCTAAAGTAAATTCCTTATCTGTCATACTTCATTCACTCCTTCACGAATAGCGGTAGCCAATTCAGCATAAGACGCTGTTTCCTGAATGATTTTACCACCATCGACCTTAGAAACAACGACTGTTTCAGCACCCTCAATTTCATTATGTTCAGCCAAATTATAGGCAACGCTGTCAAAAGCAACACCAATGGCATCTTCCTCTGTTGCGATAGTGAAAGAACCACTTTCACCAATCTTGATATAATTCACAGAATCGGTAATACCCAATTCCGTACCATCAATCTTAATAATTCGATACATTTATACGACCTCCTTTGCGTCAACTAATTTTGCGATATGCTGAAGCACATCAATTTCTGCGTTGTAGAAGTCATAGTTCCACAACCAATGATCATCGTACTCTTCTCGCTTATATTTCAAACAAGTCGAATCATTCCAAACCTTATCCCATTTTGCATTGTAAGATTCAATACTTTGTTTGGATCGGTTAAGAGCATCAAAAATGCTATCAATGAGTTTCCTGCGCAACTCGGCAAAACCGTCATCGTTCTGCGTAAAGAAATCATAAGCGTCTTGGCTTGTAACGCCGCAAATCATTCCCTTGTCACAATAAATTACTCCGTCTTTCGCAAAACAACTCGTTCCAAACGGAAGGTTCAAATCTCCACAAAGAGTCTTTTTCTTAATTCTCTTTGTTACAACATACTGATTGAAATATTTCATGAAATTAACTCTCCTTACATAGATAAGATTTAAAAGCAGATTAGTTATTCAATTCAACAGGCAGATAAAAATTCTCACGCAGCTCTCGTAATATAGCAAAAGCCTCTGCGCTTTTACTTCTCTGTTGCATACGCCATTCCCAACGATCACAAAGCGGCACGAAGCCGTTCATATACCGCTCATATCGTGTACGATCCAATTCCGCAAGAACAGCCTTATACTCTTTTATGCTGGTGAAATAAATCCATCCAACCTCATAATCCCATTTAGCATCCAATGTGCATTTGAATTTATTATTTCTTTCTGCCAGTTCCTTTTGGAACAACTTAACGAAATAAATATCCATAGCATGAAGTGTCTGATAACTGTCACACCGTTGCGCATGAGAACGCCAAGACTGATAAGATGTAAAAGCATCTTCTGCTGAGAATTTTCCTTCATCAACCCATAACCTGAATATCTGTAATTTGCGCCGAATAGCCTTAATACTGTTGCGACTAAGTTTCATCACAACTTTACCTGATGGCTCTAATCGAATACGCATTTTAAGAAAACGAAAACTATGATTGGCAAACGGTGTAATGACATTCTTCTTTTCATTTAATTCCAATCCAAGCGATTTCGCATACTCAATAAGATAGTCACGAATTTCCTCTAATTGCTTTAAAGAATTACTGATCACATAACCGTCATCCATATATCTGGCATAACCTTTAATACGGCAAACATCTTTTATGTAATGGTCAATCGGACTTGCGTAATCTAACGCAATATTCTGAGATACCTGACTGCCCAATCCAACGCCATGCGGATTGTCTGCATCTTGTTCCACGCCTCCAAGCGTAATGAAATCGTCAATCAACTGACAGCCTATTTCCTGCAATTTCTTGTCATGAATATGCTTACATAATCGCTCTTTAGCTCCCTCATGAGGAATAGACGCAAAATAACCGTGAAAATCAAATTGATAGATTCCACCCTCAAGACCATATTTATGGTAATGATGGATCAAATGTTGTTTAAGCCGCTCTAAAGTCAAGTCCATACCTTTTCCCGGTAAACTTGCACTGTTGTCATAAATGAAACTTCTGGAATAAGCCTCTGTCATCAATGCGTCACAATAACATTTCTGTATTGTTCGATCATGAATATCCAAAGCATTAATATCTCGTTCTTTACCATGTTCTATGGTTTTGAAATGCTTAAAGCCCTGAAATTGATATTCGTCATTTAAGATGCGTTCCTGCAAAGTATCAGCCTGAGTCAAGAGCATCGTTTCAAAATTAATGGTAGAGGTTTTCCATCTTACACCAGTACAACAAGACTTGGATGCGTCCACCATGTTTTCATAGGTGAACACATCCTCAAAAGTCTTGCCGCAGATTTCCTCTGCTTTCTGTTTTCTTTTCTTTTGTCTGTTTTCGTACCTTTTCTGCTTTCTTTCTTCGCTCGTCATAATAAATAAAAGGTTCCTTTCTGTATAACTTCATCATCCACTGGTCAAACAGGCATACGCATCAATCCTGTTTGGTGGTCAGTTTCCGATCCTGATTTCCTAAGTTACTTAACGGTACATCTATGAAATCTGACTAAATCAGAAAAGTCATCAGACCATGCAAGCAGCGTCCAGATGCCCGTATCAGATAGAGCAGTACCATACCTTTCAACTGATACTGCAAGGTATTTAAGGTATGCCAAACGGCAGGAACCAAGGATTACATCCTCCTTCTGATTAACGGATATTGTTTTCGCTTTCGCTACTAAGTCCAATCCAAGTTTGTGTACTATAATCGTTTTTTTGATGCACCACAAACAGTATCAAGAATCCGGGGCGAACCCATTCGAATTGTTAGCGTTGTTGTTGTTCGCACTCCCCGAAGTGTTGACATTGCAGAAGTTGTTCGAGTTGTCCGCATTAACAGAGCGCAACCACCAGTTCGCAGGGTCTTTATCAGGATGTAACCTATAAAAACGGAGATCAATCCTCCGATTCTACCAAATCAAATGTTTCTTCAGGCAAAACAATTTCATTTTCTACGGCATCAGCAATTTCTTCTTTTGCATCTTTTACCTTGCCGTTTCTCTGATAGGATTTATATCTTTTTCTGTCTGAATCCACCACACCTTTTAATAGTGCTGCTTCATAGTTCAAAAGTCTTGCCCATTCCTTAAAGACATTCGATGCAGATTTCTTATCGCCAAGAAAATTGTTACCCTCTAATACCAGAGAAAATGTAATCGTTAGCAAGCTGCTCAGAGCAAATATTGAGGACTTTGCTTTTGAAAAGTAAATCTCTCGAAGCCGAAATTCGTCATTACTCATACCCTTATGGATATAAATTGAATTTGCTCTTAATACATTCTCATGAATCTCCATTGATAAGCGTACAATATCATTGGTTAGATTAAACCTGTACGATTTCGGAAATTTCTTGGTCTGCTTTAATGTGTAGACGGCAAGCTGCTGTGCTACACGCAGAAACTCAACTTTTGATTCACTTCGTTTAGAAGCATAAACCGACATTTACAGACCTCCTAATATGATAGATTATTTGCTCCGAAGAACATTAAAATTAGAAAATATTCTCATTCCGACATAAGGATAGCAGATAATAATCTAAATGTCAAGAACATTTTTGATAATTATCTCATAAGTTGCGAGAAAGTCCATCCTCGCACCCCATTCTCGGCTTGCGCCTTGAATGGAGATGCTGAGGATGAACAGAGTAACTTACACGCAGAAGGCCGGGGCGAACCCATACGAATAGTAAGCGTAGTTGTTGGACGCACTCCCCGAAGTGTAGACAGTGCAGAAGGTGAGCGAGTAGTCCGCAACAACAGAGCGCAACCACCAGGACGCAGTTGAGCCAGTAGCACTATGACGGTATCTCACCTTGGAGTTACCAGCGGAATACCAAGCATACTGAGCCTGATAGTTCTTTTCAGCACTATTCGCATAGCTTCTTGCACCAAAGACCTCAAACTCTGCAAGCAAGAATACTTCCTCAGATGTTGCAGTAACATAAGATGCAGTATCAGAGCCGCCGCCAGTATTGTCAGAATACTTGTTTGTAGCTTTCAAAACGGCTTGCAGATCAGAAGGCATAGCACTCTTGAAAGCAGGGCAGATAACAGTTTTCATCAAACTACTCTTCCAGCCGCCAGAGTTACTATTGGCATTGTTCATGTTGAACCAAGCACCAGAAGTTTTCTGAGAGTTGTAACCACTATCAATGAACGCCAGATGGACACCACCGCTTGCGGCAGAGTAACCAAACTGGAAGTGAATGCGGTTTGTGCCTTCCTTACCACTGTTATGATCAATACCGATAATGTAGCAGTAATAAGTGCCGCTCAGTGACAAACTACCAACAGTACCGCTCAAAGCAACTGCTTTACGATCACCAACGGAGAAATAACTGGAAGCCAGACCAGCATCAGAAATGCGCTTAATGTCTGCCCAACTAATATCGTTCAATGCCGTACCAACAGCAGGGAGGAATTCACAACTAACAGCGCAAGTCTTATTGGAAGGAGCAGTATGGTTTGTACCAGCCGCCACCTTAACAGTAATTGTTGCTGTACCAGTCTTATCGTTCACGCTGCTGACAGTAACCGTAGTGCCACTCAAACTTACAGTTGCAACACTCGTGTCACTGGATTCAACAGTGATCTTACCATCACCAGCACGAGTAACGGTAAATGTCGCACTCTTTGTAGTGCTATTCAGCGTAATGCTGGATTTGCTCAAACTCAGAGAGCCAGCCGCTTTGCCGATTGTCCAGTTGACACTCTTAGCGGCGGTAGTTCCATCAGACCACATATAATCATCCTTTGGAGTAAAGGATGCAGAATATGTACCAGCATTGGTCTGAGCAGTAACGCTCAAGGTCATCTTAGAACTGTCATAGTTACTCCAAGAAGGAGTTTGCGCAGAACCAGTGTAAGTCAAAGAACCACTCTGACTTGGAACATTTGCAATAGTCAAACGATTAGGAACTCCACTTATTACATTACTTGCGTTTGTATTTACTGCACTGCCATAAGCGTCTGTGCCGTAAGGGAACACAGCAAAGTAATAAGTTGCGCCGTTTTCCAAACCAGAAATTGTCAAGCCAGTAGACTTATACGCATTCTTAGTTGTAGAATTCAGCACCAGAGTACCATCACTCTCACTGGTAGGTCTACTGCCTTTCTTATAGATGACCTTAGAACCACCCCAAGCAACAGTAGTAATACCGTCTTGAGTTGTGTCATTAGGATCAGTCCATTTCAGCGTAACCTTACCATTACCAGCAGCCGCCACGCTCATGCCAGAAACATTTGCAGGAGCAACAGCGGCAGGAGTGATTTCAACCAGATTTTCCTCCAAATCTGTGTAAACATTCTGCGTAGTATAAGTAAAGAACTTATAGTAATAAGTAACGCCATCTGTCAGACCACTATCGCAGAAATATGTGTTCTGATAAGCGTTTCGTGTAGTGCTGTCCAAAACAACAGTACCATCTCTGCGGCTAACAGGTGCAGAACCAGCTTTGCGGACTAAGATTGTTCCTGCAAAAGCTGCCAATGTAGATTCGGCAACTACCAGATCATCAGGATCAGTCCACTTAAAATAAGCCTTGCCATGAGAAACGACAGTAGTGATACCACTTACTGCGCCCAAAGCAAGACCGCCGCCACCGCTACTGCCACCGCCAGTAGGGAAATTAGAAATAATAGGCATAACTTAACCTCCTTTAACCTAAAAGAATCACAACAACTGGAATATCAACTTCTGGCATTTCGCCATCTGCTGAAATCGTCAATACTCCATCTTTTTGTCCAATGATGGATAAGAGAGCATTTCTTGCCGACTCTCTTTGAGTAATTGTTGCGTCATGAGAAACGGAAATTGTTCCGTTTTGAGCTGCGCCAAGTCCTTCGACTGCCAGTTCTTGTGTAAATGGACTGTCAACACCAGCCCAAGCAGAGGCTAAAAGAACACCTGTGATCGAAGTGCTGTTATCTGCCTTGGTATTTAAAGCAGCTTCGATTTTTGTCATGTTGCTATTTTCATTGCCGCACAACTGTTGTCTTAATTCCAAAAATTTTGGATCATCTGTTGATTTGGTTACATATAAACCATATTTTTCAGTCTGACTCAAAACGAAACACCATCCTTTCAACCAAGCAGAATTACAAGGATCGGAATATCAATCTGAGGCACATCGCCATTGCAAGAGAAAGTTAATGTTCCGTCCCCTTGTGCAGATGCAAAAAGCTGTGCGGCAACAACAGCTTCATAAACTGCAACTGAATAATTCTGCGGCAAAGATGCGATGCCGTTCTGATTTGCTTTCAATCCATTAACTGAAATTGTTTGTTGTCCACTGCTCCATGCACTTGCCAACAAAGTGACCTCGACTGCATTACTTGCATCACATTTTCCAGCGAGTGCGTTATACAATGGTTCATCATCGAAAGGTAACTGAGTATAAGTCTTAGTACCATCACCAGTTTTGTGTCTAACTGCACCCGCATTTGTAATTACTGTAATCATTTCACCATCCAACAGGACTGGATTTTTACTTTCCCAATTGGCGGCTGTGTCACGCCTTTGTTGAAAGGAAGCGTTAATTCTATGTTCAGCCATTCTATATCACACTCTCTTTCTTTTAGAAAAATCCATCGACAATACATCGGTAGACCATTTCCATTAATAAAAAAGGGAGAGGCTATTGCCTCCCCCCAATATTAGTAATGCTCCACCGATTCTATTGTGAAATTAGGCGTTGCCACCATCAAAGATGAAGGTGTCACCAGCATCCAAAACAGAAGCGGGCAGAACATAAACAGGAGTTTCAGTACCGTTGATCTTGATGTTACCGTTAGTTTCGGAAGCCTCAACCTTAGTAGCACCAACATCTTCCAGAGCCTTAACACGAGTATCCATTGCCTCGTTCAGATCATCAGCATGATCCTTGGCGTTCTGCTCGGCAGCATCCCAGCCAGCAACCTTGTCGGCATCAATGCCATCCAGAACATCCTTGTTTGCGTGTTCATGCTCCTTAGCAACAGCATCGTCCCAATCAACGATCTTCTGCTCAGTAATGCCAGCCAGAACAGCAGCGTTCTCGTGGCTGTGAGCCTTACCGATAGCAGTCTGAATCTCAGTTGCCAACTTAGCCAGAGTGATAGAACCATCAGTGATGGTAGCAGTCACCTTATGATCATCGCTAACAGCGATTACAACCATGTCACCAGTCTGAGAACCAGAAGTAACATACTCAATCAGGCTACCAACATTGATATACAGAGGCTCGGCAACATTTTGCAGAACCAGCTTAATGTAAGTACCCTCGGCCTGACCTTCAGGGTTCTCAACCACACTACCAGACTCAACAACCATATCCTTGGGGATATTGATAGCTGCGCCAGCCTGAACGCCATCCTTCATCAGAGTGTAGATAGCGGCATACTCACCAGAGTCAGCAGACTTTTCGATAGTGTACTCAGCGGCAGCGGGAATAACGACCTTCAGACCATCCTCAGCCAATTCCAGAGCATTATCGGCATCCTGAGAAATCTTAGCTGCAACAGTAGGAGCGGTATCAGTGCCAGCAACAGTCACAGAGTTATCGCCAGCGGCAACAGAACCGACCTTCTTCTGAGCCTCAGCCATTGCGTCATCGCCGGACTTCTTAGCGGCAGCAACAGCTTCGTCATTAGTAGTCTTATAAGCATCCAAATCAGCCTGAGCATCGTCACCAGCCTTCTTAGCAGCGGCAACAGCGGCATCGTTGTCAGTCTTATAAGTATTCAGAGCATCCTCAACATCCTTCACAGTAGAAGTAGTTGCGCCCTGAACAGCGGCGGCGGCACCCTTAGCCTCGTAAGTATCAGCCAGCTTCAAAGCCTCAATAGCGGCGGCAATCTGAGCGGAAACAGCAGTGTTACCAACCAGACCTTCCAGACCACTCACACGACCAGCCAAAGCAGTGTCATCGTACTTAGGAATGTCAATAACAGCAACCTCAGTAGCAAACTGTTCGTCAGCCTTAGACTTGCTCATTAACTTGTACTGATAAGCGTTGTCCTCAACAGGAACGATAGTGTACTGAGTGTCAGTATCGACAGAGATACCCATCTGCTCATTAACATAAGCAGCAATGTAAGCATCAATACCAGTGATTTCCTTGGCTTCGTAAGAAGGCTTGTTAGCTTCCTTAGCCCATGCAGGAACATCGCCAGCGATAGCAGACAAATAACCCAAATCGTTAAACGCAGTAGTACCGTCACCGATCTTCAACAGAACAGCAGGCTCATTCAGACCAGAGTTAGAATCAGCAGGGATAATGACGATAGCAGGTTCACGCTCTGCCAGAACGGGGTTCTTAGTAGACCAGTTGTTCAGGGTATCGCCACGCAGCTTATACAGGACATTCATAATATTTCTTTCAGCCATAATAAATACCTCCATATTCTTTTAATAGATTAATAGTTACCATCCAAAACCATGTATTCACCTTCGGTTTGGACTAATTTATTGACATTCAATGACGCAACTTCCGCTGTGCCATCGGTATCAACCTTAATTTTGTTTTCAGCCTCACTTGACTTAATCACACCTAATTGCAAAAGCCCCGCAATGGGAACTTCCACATTACCGTTTTCGTCAATTGGTTGAGATAAGCCGCCAATAGTGAGGCTGGTGACTCGCTCTTTAGTTAATGACTGATCAATCTCCGCAAATTTCTCTTGAACTTTTTGGAAGTTATCATTAAACTTTCGAGCCACTTCGGAACCAGAGTCAGAATCGCTTGGTGTCGTTCCTGCTCTTAACAGTTCATAAATGAAATCCAATCCAATCACCGCCTTTCACTAAGCATACAAATAACTGTCGGCTAATAATGTAGCGGTTTGGTAAAGAAATCCACGATAGTTTTCAGGCTGTCCAACTGTTGCAAAGCAATTGCCGTCAACATATTCGCCACTGCTGCCAGTTGGATCATACAAAGGGCTATCACTTGGATAGAACACGCCATAATAAAATCCACCAACTACACCTGACATACGCATTCACCGCCTTAATAGATAAAGCAGAGGACACATTCATCAATATCGCTCTCAAAACGCAAATCTGTGATTTCGGGAGTTGTATGACCAGCAATAGCGATACTTGCAAAGTTGCCGTTGCCGTCAGTTGTATAAGTAAAACCATTCATGGTGAACTTTTTATAAGCGTCCGCTTTGATGGTAATATGGAACAGCTTATCAGCCAAAGAATCAGGTTCAACCCTGCGAACCTCAGCCAAGCACTTTTCCACAACATTTTCATTCGCCTGAATTCCAGTGATCAATCCACCTTGTTTTCTTACCATCTAATCACCACCTTCTTATTAAAGTTCTGCTATGCTTATGCAATTGTTATAAAATCAAGTTCATGCAAAGTCATATCGTCAAACTCGGATACTGTAAAATCATCCATCTCGCTAACAAAACGATAACGCTTTATACTTGTGCTTGCCTCACATGATAAAACCATCGTGCTTTCGGATAGATAGATAATACCAATCAAAACTTCTGCCATTTTCGCAAATACATGAAGAACATTTTCGCTCGAAGTGAATTTCTCTAAATGCAAAATAGAATCAATAGATGCAGATAAATAGGTCATGACCTCTAAATCATGCAAGATTTTTTCCAATAGATATTCATCAATTGGGTCAGCAGACAGATACATTTCTGTTTGACCAGATACAGATGCCAAATAAAACAATCCAATAGGATCGGTATATAACACCATATCTAAATCATTCAGCTCTGCAACTTTACTGCTTGCAAATTCTGATTCTGCAAATAAGTACATTTTGCTATCGAACTTTTCAAATCCTTCTTTCAAGAACTCAAGCTGATCTGCAACTAACATCATATCGAAATCCACTGTGCCGAATGAATGAGCGATATAATAATCCAGTGGGTCTACGGAAATTTCCAGAACGGATTCACTGCTGATTAAATCTTTCATGATTGCATCAACTGCATCAGCGAATAAAACCATTTCCGTACTACCACCAGTTGTTACTTGGCTTGAAAAATCAGCCATCGCACTCAGATACATTTCGCTGTTCATATACTCATGTACTCGTTCTTCCAAATAAAGAATTCTTGCATCCAATTCCATACTTGCTTCGCCAGTAATGGTTTTCAGCAATTCTAATTCAGACAATGAACAGAGCAAATAGAGATAATTATAAAGCGTAAATGTATCTCTCTGTACTAATTGCGAAATAATAACATCAATTTCGGTGAGTCGTTTCTTTAAATAAACATCAAAGGTTTGCAACTTTCTCACCTACTTTCTATTTTGATTTTGTATTAAGCCTTGTTTGCCAAAGTCAGTTTCAGGCCACCGCTCTTGACAGTAACAATTGTTGCAGCTTCAACGCTACGAGATTGTGTCAAAGCCTCAAACATAAGCAAGTTGCCATCGACAATATCATCGTACAAAACGAAGTGAGTCATGGTTCCCCAACTTGCAGAACTTTCAGGGAAAGAAACATCAGAATTGTTTGAGATCACACCATTAACAGGTTCGCCCAAAGTGGTCAACTCGACACGAGAGTAACCAGCGGAATCCAAAGGCTCGGTAACGCCAGTGCCATCAACGCTCGGAGCAGTAGAACTCAAACCAAGATAAACTTTCTCAGGCAATGTAGGACTCAGCTTTGTTTTGAAAACATTGCCCATGATACAGTTTAAAAAGTATGTAGAAGTCATACGCTTTCATCCTCCAATCTTTAATTCTTGCATTTGTTGTTATTTCAAAAAACTCTCATTGATATTGTGGAAAATATTAAAAATACCTTGATTGGGAATTTCAACTTCGCCATCAATATCTTTGATCGTGATTTGGTAAATGTATTTACCATACAGTCCCAAAGTGTCATTTGGCAATAAATCAACAGTCGCAATATTCTTTGCGCCAGTAGCATCATCACCGATCAAAAATGACAAAGACTTTGAAACCAATGGTTCATCGTTATATTTATCAGAATAGTCCACAAGAGCAAAATTGCCTGTGCAACCTTCTGCATTGAAAGGAACATTCTGTTCCGTAAATAACCGCCAACGAAGTGTGTTTGATTGTCCTGCAACAAACATGACTTCTGGCAGAGAATAAACATCATGCCGCATAACAATCACCCTCCAAAGTTCACAGGGAACTCGCATTTGAAATCCAAAAG